GCAAACAGTAAACAACTTTCCTTTTTTTAGTTTCTTTTTTTCGTATGGCTTGATCTTCTTAGTAAGATTTAAGAGCTTTCTAAAATCTTCATCTGGCATAAACTTTTCAGATGAAACAATCTTTGCTTTGAAATAATAAAATCTCTCTATGTCTCCATTGCCCATATTGGCATCCCAAAATCTTATTTCTGCTGTTCCGGGAACAACTTGATATTTATGTGCATCTTTACCAAAGTATGATGAAAGCTGCTCTTGCCAATCTACATCATTTGTTTTTTGTGGAGATGATGTAATCTCTCCTGATTGTGTTTCTTCTGAAAACTTGTAACCGGGCTCATAACCCTGTGGATGTATTCTTTTTCTGCGTTGATAAGGAGATCTGTCGTAAACAGTTTCTTTGAATTTGTCTAAATCACTTGATTCTGCCATACCTATAATCCCTGAAATATCTTCTTACTGTGTTGTAATGTAGATGTGAAAATAAATCGTATTTCTCTACAAGATATTGTGCTGCGATTGTATCAGATATGTTTTTTTCTTCTGCCTCTTTTGCAATCTCAAGAAATATATCTCTAGCTTTTTTGTTTTTAAGGATATATCTCATTTGTGCTTTATGACCTGATACGCCACCCTGTTTCTCTGTAAAATCTTCTAAAGATTCCATAACGCAAGTATATCTATTTAATAGTTATTAGCTAGGTTTTGGATAATCTGATCTTACTTTTTCATAAGCTGTTTTATAGGCTTTCCATTTTGTATCATCTCCACCGATCTCTTTTTCGGTGTAAGCCTCAACAAAATCAACTAATGGAGGATAGTTCTCCATTCTATCTTGAGCCCATTTTTCATTAGCCTCATATAAAATAGAGTTTGTTCTATCTACTATCCATTGTTCATTGTCGCTTGAGCTGAAATCTTCTACTACACCATTTACACTTTTTTTAAGTGGCTCTTTTAGTGCATCAAATTCAGCTTGTGCCTCTTTCTTAGCTTGTGCCTCTGTTTTTGCCATAATTTACCTTTCTATATTCTAATCTAGTCTTTTTTGATTCCAAAAAGCTGGAATTTACCTTTATCAATATTTCCATTATCCATGAAGAAAGAAACCCCATCATTTGCCTCTTGTACAGTATGTTTACCTGCCCCCTGTGCTCCAGAAAGTTTTGAAATTGAATTTAGGTTTACATTTTCAATAGTATAAATAGAAAACTCACTTGCGTTAGAAAAGTTAAAAAGGTGTAAAATCCCATTAGCTTGTTCATTTGATGGAGTACCTAAATAGGTTAGATATTGTTTTGTTTGATTAGTAGAGTAACTATTACTGTATGATCCATAAGATTTAAACTCCATCATAGCGTAATCATATTCACTATCACTATCAGCAGTTCCAGATGTGGTAACTCTAAAATAAAGCTCTTCATTATCTGTGCTGCATTCTACATTTGAAAAGTAAACTACATAAATATCGAAAGTGCTGTCAATCCCTGTCAATGTAACCGCAGATGTTCCAGATGTAACATTTGTTTCCTGAATTAATTTTAAACTACCTGCCATTACTTTACTCCAAACACAGATACTCTAAAACCATTCATAGTTCCAGAATTAGCAACTATTTCTATGCCTGTTATTTGTTCTGCAACTTTGTGAACTCCAATAGCTTTATAATTATAAATTTTTGTTCCAGACCATGCAGTACCCTGCCATTGTAAAAATGTATAACTTGAACTATTATTTGGGCTAAACACATCAATAGCAGTTCCGATTCCAACATTATAACTTGAATTTGTAACAGGAAAGTATCTAAATAAACTATTACCCTCTCCTCTATATTCAGCAGGAGATGCGTTACTATCTAAAATATATGTTGCGTTATCGTACTCTGAATCAGCTATCCTGTTTCCACCACTATCTAATAATCTAACATTATAATTAGTTGTTGCAGAGCTGTTGGCATAATTTGATGCTATTAGTTTGTAATTATCATATTTATCAGTAAAAATATTTACTAAGTTCAATGTTGCAACAGTAGAGTTGAAAGATTCTATTAATTGTAAATTCGTTGCCATTATGTAAACCTTATACCATAAAGGGAAAAAGTGCCTGTAAAATCCTGTCCATTATCATCCCCAAATAATTTTATTCCATCAACAACACTTTTTTGTGGTAAACAACCACCACCAAATCTAAAGTAATCAGTTCCTACCATTTGTTGTGTGGTAAAAGTGTATTGATTAGGATCGGCTGCATTATAAATGTAACAATAACCACTACTACTATCTCCTGTATCATCTTCTTCATCTGGGCATATTTTAATATGATTAGAACTTGTTGATTTATTATGTCCAAATGATGAACTGTAATAACCATACCTATATGCTATGTGATATACACTTCCAGATTCTAATGTTCCACTTTCAAAAAATTGCATTCCTAATCTATCATTAGTAGCAGGATGATAATTTGATGCTATTAAAAAATGAACTTGGTATTTATCGTTTTGAAGATTACTAAATATTACACTTGATTGTGCAGTAGTAATATTTTGTGTTTGTATCAATTCTAATTGTCCTAACATTGGATATTGTTCAAAATCCATTAAAAATTTTACATCTTTTGGGCTAAATATTCCTTTATTACTCATCTTCTTCCCATGTCCAAGTTTCAGTATTTAATGTGTAATTATCTGCTGGTTTTGGAGCAATAAACACATCATTTGTATCATCATAAGTATATCCTATTGATGCGTAGTTACCACGATATGCAGTACCACCCAATTTATGTTCATTGGCTAGAGTATTATAAGAAGTTCTTTTACATGTTTGTTTTCTAATATTTCCATAATATTCTTCCCAATCAACACCATTACCCTCATCCTTACCTACTATAACTTCAGTAACGATAGAATTTTCATCTAAAAATGCGTAATGTGCCATTATGAAAAACTCACTATATCTGTTCCTGCTGTAAATGTTACAATTTTAGAACTTCCACTTGTTGATGTTGATGATGTCAAACCTGATCCAACAGTAACATTTACAAAATCTGGAACTCTAATAATTACTACTCCTGATCCACCATTTCCACCTGCTCCTGCTGGATTTTTATAGCCTCCTCCAGCACCAGATCCGGTGTTAGCAGTACCATTACCTCCTGCACCTGATGAAGTATTTGCACCTGCTCCTCCTCCTCCAGATCCCCCAGAGCCTCCATAGGAGTTACCTGTACCTCCCCCACCTCCAGCTCGTGTAACTGAAGATCCTGTAATTGAAGATGCTAGACCATTTCCTCCATTACCACCATTGTTAGTAGATGAGGCACTTGCATTGCCTGATGCTCCCCCTCCACCACCTCCGGCTGTATTGGATTGACCTGCTGTTCCATCTCCACCCTGATTAGCTGTTCCACTACCTGCACCTGTTGCTCCTGTGCCTCCCCCCCCACCAGAGCCTCCAGATTGTCCAGAATGTTGATCGTATCTTCCACCAGATCCTCCACCTATTGATACAATATTTCCAAAACTTGAATTAGAGCCATTGCTTGGATTACTTCCGCCAATAGTTCCTGATGCACCTGCTCCAACAGTAACTTCAAAAAATGCTGATCCTTTTACTGATATTGGTGTTTCAGTTGATGATCCATCTCCAGATGTTTCAGTTGCATAAGAGTTTCTGTAACCCCCTGCTCCTGATCCTCCGCCACCCTGTGCTGATCCACCTGATCCAGCTATAACTAAATATTCTATTGTATATTCATTTGGTTTTACTATTGGATTATATTTTCTTGGTAGATTTGCAAATGATTGATCTGGAACATTTCCTATTACACCGAATTGTTTTTGTGTTGTCATGTCATACCACCTTATACAATGTAAATTTACTTCCATCACTTAAATTTCCATTTAAAGCATAAAACCTAATACCATTGCAACTTTGTGCCTCAGTTTGTACTGCACCACCTTGCAATCCATAAAGTCTTGGATCATTAGTCCAACCTGCTACTTCATTTGTTACAAAACTGTATTCTGAACTGTCATTAAAATTATATAAATATATTATTGCTGATTGAGTTTCGTTAGCTTGATTACCTGTAAACATAAATCGCCACTGATCTGCATTCGTTTGTGTATCATTACTAAAAGACGCATTTGCTATAAGTGCCTTACTTGCTTGATCGTATTCTGAACTTGTATCTGCACTACTACTAACTAAAACTCTTGTTCTAATTTGTCCATCTGAAGTTGTACTTGCATTTGTTAAAGCAACCATATATACATCATCAGTAGTTGTTCCAATTAAATCAACTGCATTTGTTGAAGTACCGCTTACTGTACTTGTTGCTACTTGTACTAATTTACCTGCCATTAGCTATCAACTCTCAATCCATAAGTTCTTACTTTTGTATTGGTAAAATTATTTGTAGTCAAAGTATCTAATTGAAAACCTGTGATTGAACTATTTTCTTTTAAAATTGCTATCCCTTTATAACCTAGTGCAGTGGATGAACTATAACTACCAGAATTTTGATAAATCATAAAAGTATAAGATGAGGTAGAAAATGGATTTAGTATATAAAGTATAGTTCCACCTCCAAGCGTACTTCCAGCAGTTGAACTTCCTAAATAATAAAAATTTGTGCTACCTGTACCTCTGCCCTCACTAAAACTTGTATCTGTTCTTGTTTGCAAGTAAGCAAAATCATAATTAGCTGTACTTACAGCACTTCCACTTGAATTTATTAATCTTGCACTTATATTAGAAGTAGCATCAAAAGAATAATCAAATTCAATTTTGTATATATCGAAATCAGAAGTAAATACATCTGTAATATTTATTTGACTTGCACTTGTTACATCTGTTTGATTTAATAATCTTAAATTACTCATGTTAAATTTTTTTCACTCCATAAAGTTTTATATCAAAATCTGTAAAATTACCAGATGTTGTTGTAACTCTTAAACCATTTACTGAACTAGCTTGTGGTAATACAAAAAGACCAAAATTAGAAACACCAGCCTCATAATAATCAAAAGTCATATCGTGAATGTTGGAAAAACTGTATTTACTTGAGTTGCCAAGATTATACAAATATATATATGCCATTGTATTATGACCTGTTGCAGTTGTTGTACTACCACCAACAACAATTCCGCTATATGTTGTATCCTTTTGCTCTAAGAAAGTTCCTGATACACCACAAACCTGCCTAGCACCATGATAAACTGTGCCACTTTCTAAAACTCCATTTTCATACATTTGAACTCTGACACCTGAATTAGTTGGCGAAATTTTAAGAGAAATAATTTCTAATACATGAACATCAAATTTATTTTCTTTTATATTAAGAAAATCAACAGTAGAAACTGATGATGAATAAGTTTCTTGCGCAATAAACTCTAAACTACCACCATACTCTCCAACAGATGATAAATTTAAAACATCTTCTGGAGAAAAAATACCAGAATTTTTAATTTTTTGGTTAGGAAAATTCCCCACATAGCTGAATGGCATATTTCCCCTTTATGTAATCTCTAAAATACTCGCTAATGCTATAAGATCTCCTGAGGCTGCTCCTCCTGTAATCTTTATGCTGTCGCCATTTTCTAAAAACACTTTAGTATTATCTCCACAAACATCTAATCGTGAATCTGCTGGAACAGTCATTGTACTAGCTATTTCTGTATCTGCTGATGCAGAAGAATCTCTAACTTTTACTGTTACTGTGTCATCTGCTGATCCATCAATGTTTGTAATAATTAATGAAACAATTATCCCAGCTCCACCACTTCCATTAGTGTATAGTGTTTGCTCGGAGTTTGTTATTGCCAATCGTGCATTTTTATATGTTTCAGCCATTTTATCCTTTCTAGCCTAAAGCTAATATTAGTCCAACACTTGCTCCTCCACCTGTTGAAGTAGCAGGAAAAAGACTTAATCTTCCCTCTCCTCCCATACCAGAATGACCGGAGTTATTGCAATAATAATAAAGTGTGCCAACTGTTGATCCTGTTGCTGTTGCTGTTCCTAATGTTTCAGGTGTTACCTCTAATTGTACATAAGCACCTGTACTGCCCGGAGATCCATTTGTAGTTACATTTGTTGTAAATTCAGATCCTCCACCATGATTACCATCTTTTGTTGTTGAAAATTTAAAATTATGTCCTGAAAATGAAGAATCTGAAACATCAAATCGTACTTTCATACCAAATGAAATATCTAAAGCTGGTGTTTTAGTTCCTGATCCTGTATCTGATCCAGAAAGCATATAAAAGACATTTTGACTACCTGATCCATCATCTGCCACTTTTACTGTTACATTTGTTATAAGTGATGTAACACTAGCTAAATCGGCAATCGTTTGTGCTGTGGCTTTTTTAAGATTGTTACTATCAGATATATCTCCAAAAAGTATTTCATCTCCTGCTGCAATCGTACCTGATGTTGCCGAGTTTGGAGATACACTAAGGCTTGGTGTTCCAGATGTAGCACCACCTGCTAAACCAGATGTAGAGCTCGTTGTGATGCCCTCAATATCGCCTGATTCAGCAGCAATCCAAGCAGATCCATTCCATGCCTTAATTAAATTTGCTGTGGTGTCATAAAATATTGTTCCCTCAACTTTGTTTGTAAGGGCTGAATTTGCTGCACTTTCAGAGCTAAAAATGAATACAATACTATCTTGTATATCTTGAAACCTAGACTCGGTTACTAAATCTCCTGTTGTCCAATCAAACCATCCACCGGCTGCCATAATTCTCCTTTATTTTTTTAAGTATAACTTATGTTAGTATCAATTCCTAACTTTGAAACTCCCAAAATCCATGCTCCGGTTTCTGCTGGAGATAGACCTATTTTCCATGTCCAAGTTTTAGTTCTTGAATCAACATTATGGCTTATGTTTTCAATAAACAAATCATAAGATTCTGTTGTACCAGATGGAGTCAAAACATTAGTTTTTACAAAAGCTCCAATATCTAAACCTAAAGCCTTTGCCCATAATGAAGTATCTACTTGTGGTTTAAATGTCAAACTTGCTACTGATGTTTGTGGTATATCATTTTCAACAACTTTTTGATTTGCAATAGAAGAAACATCAGAATCCTGAATATTAAGCAAACCTGTTCTTTTTAATGTGTGTGTACCAAATCTTTGCACAGAATCATCAGAAACTGCTGTTTGTTGTGATCCACCTGTCCTAGTAAGTAAAACTGTATTAATAATTTTTGTATCATCATAAGAAGAAACTATATCTGAATAAGGCAAATCTGATCCACCCTGCCCAAATGTAGCATCTGGTGTTGTTGTGTTTGTTAATCTAAAATTACGATCTCTAAATGTAGCATTACCATTTGCTGCAATAAAAAATGTACCATTCTCTGCTCTTTCAACAGCTTGAAGAGCTGCAAGTAATGTATCTGTTGTTGATTGTGTTTGTACCTGTAATGTACCTGTTGATATTGATTGATTTGTGTAACCAAATGAATTTAATATATTTGCTGCTCTTACAGAAGATAATTCTTGTGTTTGTCCGAATGCAAGTCTTGTAGTTTGTCCAAGTAAAGATGTACCTAGTTTCCAGCCAACTGAATCTAATGTTGCATTATGAAATAGCTTGAAAGCATCAATTACTTTTATTTTTACAACAGAATCTTGACCTGCAAGAGGATAATTTACCGGGAAAGATTCTACAAAACCTGTAAATAAAGTATATGTTGTACCAGAATATGCAGCTTTTATTCTTAATCTTTTTAGTGGCTGTACTTTAGTTCTATTTGTTGATGAATCAAAGAAATGTGTAGTTTGATTCGGAGAAAATCTGTTATCTGAATTATCTAATTCAACAACTGCTGTTCCGGGCTGAAACTCTGTTAAGTTTGATGCTCTTCCTCTTGATATTTTAAAACTACGAAGAAAAGCAGATACATCTGTAAATGTTTGAGAAGAATCTAATGGATTAGAATCAAAAGCTATTTCGCAAGTTAATGTTACATCTGAATCAAAAGCTACTGACATAATTAAAAATTAGTGATAAATCCATTTGCGTTTTCTAGTCTTTGTAAGGTAGATCTAAAAACTCTATCAACTTCCTCTCCAGCTACTTCAACTGTAAGATCTAAATTAATATCTCCATTTCCTGTTCCACCATTACCATTTCCATTTTGAGCTTGATCTAATGCTTTTTGTAATGCCGGATCTAATGGTATATCTCCGGGATCAGGTGTAAAATCTGGTGGTGTAAATTCAATTCTTGGAATATTTGTCAATCTTTCTTGAGCATCTGCTAATCTTTCAGCAGCTCTTGCAAAATTGTCAAATTCTCTAGCTCTTTCATTTAATCCCTGTAATTCAGCTATATCACTCAATACACCAAGATTTGCTGCTATAAATGGATTTAGTTCCTTATTTGCTTTAACAAGATCCATAAAATCTTCATCTGCATTCAGTTGATTAAAAATATCTGCTTGTTCATTTAATTTTATAAATTGTTCTACTTGACCTGCAAAAGAATCTGTTGTTTCATCAACAACAGCAGATAGTTCTTTTTCTATATCTGCAAGATCTTTTTTTGCAGTTCGTAATTCTTCTGATTCTCTTGTGAGTTCAAATTCAACAAGTCTTAATTTTTCTTGTGCTACTGCTAGTTCCTCACTAACATCAATACCCTTTTCTTGAAAAAATAAAAGTTCTTGAATCTGTGCTTGTAATTCTTTCTTTTGTAATCTTTCTTCTGCTGTTGCAAGTGCCTCTTTTCTTTGTGCCTCTGCAACTCTATCTTTTGCATCTGTTAGTTCATCTTCAGCACCTGTTAGATCTTCATCTTCCCCTGTGAGCATTTCAACTAAATCAATATAAGTTTTGAGTAATGGTATAGATTTTTTTTGTAACTGTGTATCTAACTTTTCAAATGCAACTCTCTGTAAATTACTTTCGTTTCTTGATTTTCTTTTTTCTGTGTTTAGTAAAGCCTCTGCAACTATTTTTTCTGTTGTAAGTCTATTGGCAAAAGCAAAAGCCTCGTTGATAGCTCTTTGTTCTTCAGCTAATTCTCTAAAGTTTTTAATTAGAAATAATAACCCCTCATCCATATCATTGAATCTATCAAGAGCTAAAACAAGATCAATAACAGTTGTTGCAGCATTACCAAAACCCTCAATCAAACTTGGAGCAATATCCTCTACCAATTCTCTAAATTTTGGCAATAATATTTCTAATGCTGGTATTAATTCTTTACCTATATCCTCTCTAAGTTCCCTAAGTTCAGCTCCAACTATTCTTGATTGGTTAGCAAAAGAAAGTAAAGTACGATCCAAATCCCCTATTTGAACTGCTGCTTTTTCCTGTATCAGAGCTAGAGTGGCAAAAGCCTTTTCTTGTCGTGTAAGCATATCTGCCGAAAATTTACCTGTTTGCTCAAAAGCCTTTGTTTGTACCTCTGCCTCTGTGATTGCAATACCATAGGTTTTCAATGCCTCCCTCTCTCCAACTAAAGCTGATCTAAATGCTTGTAACACAGGCTCTGCTCCTGCTGTAATGTTAGAAAAAGATGCAACATCTGCTGCAATCTTTGTAAGTTCAATAGAAAGATCTGCTGACTCTTCTTGTGTAAATCCGATACCCTGTGCAACAGCTCCAAGAGTTGCTGTAAGTTGTTGAGCCTCTCCAACAGTAAGACCAGCTTTATTTGCAAAATCTTCTAAAAACTCTGTTGCTCTTTGTGCTGCTGTTCCAAATGTAGTTCCAAAAGCTGCTGCTGCCTCATCTGCACTCGTTGCTGCATTTACTGCCTCTTTTGAAAAATCAAATAATGCTTTACCAGCTATTAACGCTCCACCAGCTATCGCTGTTTTTTGTAACCCTGAAAGACTACTACCAAACTTTTTAGCTTTCTTTGATCCCTCTTCTGCCTCATCATTAAATAATTTAAGACCACTAGATATTTTTTTGAATCCTCTTGCTGCTTTATTGACTCCTACCAAGTCAATAATCATCTCTAGTGTTGCACTAGCCATTATCTATTCCTTAACTTTCGTGTTGCGTTTGCCTCTGTCATTGCTTTCGTTTCTTTTTTATTCCTATCAATGTAGTATAACTTCCAAGACTCAAACTCCTGAATTGACATCTTCTTCCTTAGTTCATCAACTGTCATTCCTAGATCAAGAGCTAAACGAAACTCAAAAGCTAACTCATCATTGTTCTGGAAACTTATCGGCTATATTAGCCTGATCCTCCTTAGTCCATGCCATACACTTATAAATACCTAGTAATATTTGATCTATTACTTGTGATGTAGCATTGCTGTAAAAGTTATCAACATCATCAAGAGAATCAAGCTCTGGATCTTTCAATCCTTTTAACAAAAGATACTTTTCAAACAAGACATCATTTCTAATACCATTCTCATCTTCTGATAATTCATTGATTTCAACAGTATCTGCTTTTGTCAAACCCTGAACAATAACTGTTTTGTTCCATTGTTCAAGCTCTACTTCTTGTTCTTTTAGTGCTGGAGGATTAGATATATCCTCAAGTTTTAATCTTTTCATATAGATCTCCTTTTTTAATTCAATCTATATTCTAAGCACTACCCTCTGTTATTGTGCCTGTAAGTTGGAAAGTCGCTGAAAAACCGACTGCTCCTGCGATGTCTGGTGTTCTATCATAAGCTGTCAAAATTGCTTTACCACTAGCCTTTGGATTTCCTCCGGTAGTTCCTATCGGATAGAACTCAAAATCAACTTCTGATCCTAGAATACCTGTTAAATAACCATTGACTGTTGCATCAAAGCTACCAGATAAGGTTATCGTACCATCAGTCAAACCAGATACGAAAGCCTTACTAGAATTTGAAAAAGCCGATACCTCTGCAACATCTGCTGTTCTTGATACTGCAACATCAGTTAAGACATTAGATATATCTCTTAATGTTCCTCCAGAATCATCAAACTTAAATGCTGCATTCTTTCCATGTGTAAATGTTGGCATTATTCTCCTTTATTATCCCTGTCCAAAACTAATAGCAACTGTAAAACTAGGAGTTGATCCTCCTATTGTTAAAACAGCTCTTGCATATCGTGCTGGATTGCTTGTACTTGTTTTATATTCAGATCCCACAGCAGTTTTCTGACTAAATGTTATGTAATCAGAAAATGATGCGTTATCTGCACTTGTTTGTATTTTGGCATCTAATGTCGGAGAAGTACCACTTGCTGCTGTTACATGCAAGACTGCTCCACCTCCATTAGTACCTGCTGCTCCAAAATCAACTGATGTTTCAGTTGATGTAGTAGTAAAAGCTGCTGGAGCAACCAGACTTTTACCATCAAAACTATCATCACTAAATTGAAAAGCTACTGCTACTGCAACAACTCCTGCAACATCTGCTGATCTATCATAAGATGTTTCTATAACTTTACCTAGAGTTGCTGGATTGCCTCTTGTATATCCTATCGGAGCTATTGAGAAAGCTGATCCTGAACTGCCTAACTGTGCTAAGTATTCTGTATTAGAATCTGGGCTTGAAGTTGTAAAGTAACCAGATGCAGTTGCAGTACCATCAGTTAAACCCGATATAAACGATTTTGCAGAACTTGAAAAAGTGCTTGTTTCATTTACATCTGCTGTAAGTGATACTGCTACATCAGTAAGTGTTGTACTTAAATTTGTATTATCAAGTAATACAACTGCATCTTTACCATGACTGAAAGTTGGCATTATTCAGTTACCTCCCAAGCCTCATTTTCAGGAGTTTCTGGATCATCTGCCTTAAAACTACCATCCTCATTTCTAGCTCTTTTTTTAGTTGTTTTATTTTTCTTTGCACTATCAAATTTTACTGCTGCATTATTCTTTATCAAACTTTTGGCGATTTTATCTGGAACATCTACAACATCTCCCGGCTCTACTCTTTTTTCTTCTTTGCCATCTGGATAATTACTTCCAACTAATATTTCTATTTTCATCCTATTACCTCAATATTAAATGTTACTCCGAGATAAGAAGTTCCCTGCGAAACTTCATATTCTCCATAATCTGTTGCTGATACCACTCTAGCAGACATTGCTGCACCTCCCAATGTTGGATCTCCCTCTATTGCAGCCTTTACACTTGATCCTCCACTACTTGCCAAAAAGGCATCTAGCGAATCTTGAGCACTTGCTGCATCAACTCTTTGAATATAAAGAATAACAGGAATCTCATAAGTATCTGCACCTCTTGCCATTGTTGTATCAAAATTTAAAGTGTTGAATGGAGCAATGATTATTGCAGGTGGATCTAAAAAATCTGGCACAGTATCATAAACTGTTACACCTGATATTGTTGCAAGTCTTGTTTTGAGTCCATCACGAATGCTTGAAAAAGTAGCCATTATTTAACTGACCTAGCTATATCTTGTGCTATTTTTTCAAACATTTTATTTAGATCATCTTTGATTTCATCTTTCATTTCAAATACTGTACCACCAATAAAAGGTTTCATTTTTAAACCTCTTTTAGATATTGCTCTTGCAACTAAGAATGAGTTTAGTTTTGGAGATCCTCTTCTTGCCCATTTGTATAACTCTGATCCCTCTTTGTAAGGTGGGAAAAAAGGTTTTGTTTTCTTAATCGGTGTAAAACTTCTATATATTGGTTTACCATGTAAGAATATTGCTGTTTTAGATGTTGATGCTAATTTAACACCTCTAACCATTCTCAAAGCATTTGTATTACCAAGATTTGCTGTAAATATTGATTTTCTAGTCCTACCTGTTGATTTACTTGATTTAGATTGAGGAGATGGAGGTAATCTCAATCTGTCTTGAGCATCTTGTTTTAGTTTTCTTTTTATTTCGTTAAATGTATCTACTGATCTTTTATTAAATATAGTTTGATTATTTATTGCTTTACTTAGATCTAAAGCCCCATTTAGTGTTAGTTTCATGCCCCATAAATCCTGTTTCTATTTACTTGCGTAATACCTACAAATGGTCGCCCTGCTGATAATGTTACAGTTTTTTTCTTGAACTTTTTGCAAAGTGTCTTTACATCAGGATCTAACTCTGATAGAAAAATAACCGGTGCATTGCCTGTTTCGGGATTGCCACTAAATCCCATTGGGCTATTCTTTCTCTGGAAAAACCGAGCAGCTTGTATAAGTGTCGCCTGTTGTATTGCTGCCGGTACTGTTTCACTTCCAGACTGCACCGGAAACCCAAAACTCGCAGTAACTTTCAATCCTCTTGGATATTTAGTTGGTAAGACTTTACCACTTACCTCTATTGCCATGACTATCTTATCAAATGGCATCTTTGGATCTAAGTTTGCTGCATTATGAGGATATAAATAAAAATCAGTATTTAGTGTTAAGGTTTCGTGATCTGTGCCATCAGAGTTCAAAGTCTTTACAACTAGATTTGTTGTTGTTGCAATATCATCAACCATCACAAAATCTGTGAACTCACAATCATAAAATCTATCTTGCACATCTGTTTTGTAGAATACTCTTCCACAGAAATCATCAATAGCTGCACTTGCAGCATCTAATGCAAAATCTAAATTGTTATCTTGAGCTGTTCCAGACATTCCAAGAAATGTCTTTAGTTCGCTCTTGTCCATGTACTGATGGCTCATCTAACTCCTCATCAAGATCATCCAATAAAGGATCATCAAACCACATAGCTTACTTATTTTCTTTAGGTTTTACTGCTTTTGTTTCTGGTTTCTTTGCTGCTTTTTTTGTGATACCACTTGGGATTTCATCTCCCATTCCAGCAACTAACACTCCGGATGTAAATGGGCATTCTTTACCCTGTTGCATTTTCCCGGTCTTGTTATCTTTCCAAACCATTTGATTTTCTTTTTGTACAATTTTCATGTTTTTCTCCTTTTGTAAATGGATAGCAGAGTCCACTACCTCTGTCTTTAACACAAAAGTATGACTCTGCTCTTCCATAAATTTATTCTATATCGTTGATTCTTGTGAATGCCTGTGGTTTATATACTGCCAATGCGTATCGTAATGATGCTTTGATTGTCAATATATCTTTTCCAAAGTCGCCATCTGCTGCATTTTCAGAGATGGAAATTTCCATACCTCTTCTGAACACATGGTTAGCTGCTAAAGATCCACCGAAAGCACCTACAACTACATCAATAGTAGTTCCAACTGCTCCACCGATTTGAGATGATTTTGTAACAGGTAATCCCCAAATGGTAGGAGTACCAGCTAATGCTGATGCACCTAACATGAAGTTGTTATTACCATCTACTTGAGCTACAAGTGCGTTATAAGCTGCTGGGCTCATAAGAACTGCATCTGGGCTCAATTTACCATTTACCTCAACATCTTTGATTCCATCCAATACTGTTCTCAACTTACCTCCAGCAGTTGCTGGGAAAGCTCCTGCTGTATAAGTGATCGTATTTATTCCGGCGTGTTGTGTCAAGCCGCGAATATTTGGTGCAACTGCTCCACCGATAAGGAACTGCTTTTCTAGTCTTTGCATAACATGATTTGCTAATCTGCCATCAAAATATGCTTGAGCACCTGCTTGATCTTCAAGCAACTCTGCTGTTATAGGTAGAGTTGTAATGAATTTTGAAACAGGAGCAGTAACTGCTGTGTAAGTGAAAGCATCCTCTGGTGCTGCACTTCCCTCTGCTTTTTCGGCTGCATTGTTTGTTGATCCCTCTTGTAAGAAATAATAAGTTGTTTGATCTGTGTTTATAGAATCTACAAGATCTAATGCTGGATTAGGATCTGGCTCTATTGCAGGAATAACCTGTTGATAGATTGTATCTCTAGTCCAAACTGAAGTTGTTACAGTAGTTTTTGTTTCAAATGGAATATTTTTCAATCCATGATCTACGAAACTTTTGTACGCATTAGACTCAAGAAATTGTTGCCCTAAAGATTTTGGTGCTTTTTCAACTTCTGGCTCTTGGTAGATAGGAGCTGTTTTAGCAACCTTTTCTTCTACCTTTTCGTTAGATTCTTTGATTTCCTCTAACTGTTGTAATTCAGTAATTGAATCCCCAATATCTGCGAGTTCTTGATTTCTTCTTTTTATTTCTTCTTTTTGATCGGATGTTAATTCAGACATTTCTTCAACAGAATCAAAAATATCTGCTAATTCATTTGATTTAGCAGCTTTCTCATTTCTAAGTTCTTTTAATGTTGCCATTATATTTTTCTCCTATTGGTTTTTAAAAATGTTCTTTTGAACTTCCAAAAAGAGTTCATCATCAGAAACCTCATCATATCCATGTGTTTCCAAGACATCATCCAATCTGTTATAGATTGCATTCAAACCCTGTAAATACTTAGACAATAATTCAGTTGATTTTGAACTCATTGTTTTCTTTTCAGAGTTTCTTAGAAGAGCAAGATCTTCTATTCTCTCTGTAAATGCCTTAATCTCCTCAAGAGAAGATAGGGCTTGTTCTTCAAGCCTTTTACCCTGTTGAGTAGAAGTGCTGATTTCTGTATCAGTTTCACTTGAAATCTTACCTGCATAAGTCAATGATGGATTATCTTCTGACTCGTGCTCTTGACCTGTAATTCTTGTGTAATCATCCATATTGGAACATGGCATATAAACTGTTTCGCCATCCATCATGTGTTCGTGAAAACCAGAGCATCCTAGTTCTTCTGCTCTAGCCTCTGCCTCTTCTTTTGTTGTGTACATATCATCCCCAAGAGCTCTCTTTTCTTCTTCCTCTTGTGGTGTATCAAACTGATCTAAACCTGATTTCAATGCTTGAACAAATGAGTTTTGTTGTGATCCTACAAGTACAGGAGAAACTTCCCAAACCTTTACATCTTTCAATACTCTTACAGGTACTTCTTCTCCCTTTGAATCAGTCGCTGTTGATGTATCTGAATCTAAGACTTGAAAGCCATAACTGAACTGTTGCATATCTCTCATTTGCTTTACAGTTTCGTATGCCTCTTTGCCGGATTCGGTATTTAGAAAATATCCTTTAAATACTGCTTTTTCATTATCTGACTCTATAACACCTCTACCGATTACTTTGCTCCAATCGTGATTCCAAACTAATGGAACTTTGTTACCCTCATATCCTGATTTCAAAGCTCCTGCTTGTGTTATGTCATTATCTGAATCTACTTTATCAAATAAAGAAAATACAGCCTCTAAGTATCTAGTATCTCCATCTTCTTTAAGTTCTATCGGTGTACTTTTGTACACTAAGTCTTTTGGTCTTTTTATTTCTTCACTCATCTATTACCTCTACAAATGCCTCTGTGCATCTACAATTTACTACTAAATCTGCTGGAGCTTTCGGATCTCCCGGAAAATCCAACTTGATTCCATTATACAGATAAAAGCTATCAGCCGGAACTCTTTGATTGTCTAATATCTGATGAGCCTCTCTTACGAGAATATCTCTTTGAGATACCCACTCTTTTTCAAGTTTCTTGCCTGTTGATAAGGCTGCTCTTTGTTGAGCCCAAGATGATGCTTTCAATACCTCTGTTCTAGCAATAATCTTTGCTCTATTCAATGATTGTCCACCTAGTTGCACATTTATCTTTCTTGCTAACTCATTGAAAAACTTTTCTCCATTTGGTGTACCTGCAACAGGTTTAATTATTCCTAGATCTTCAAACTCTTTCAATGTATTTGCAACGATTGTTGATATTCTTTTCTTTGTTGTATTGTTAAGATCTTTCATTACTGCTTTACCATTTTCTTGCAAGAAGTTTGCTGCTTGTCCATCTTGAAACAATGATCCTACTGCTGGAGGTACATTTCGTTGCCTACGATAAAAACCCTCCTCAACAATATTTCTGATACTTCTTCCCTGTGATGGAAGTAATGTACCAAGAGTTGTAAAAACTGTTCTGATCGTTTCTTCTTCATCAACAGTTACACCCAAACTTACAGGATCTGCTGCCTTTTCTTCTTTCTGCTGTGGAAACAAACTATCGTATGTTCTTACAGAGAAATCATCTGAAAGAGAGTAATACAATGGTAAAAACTCTTTTTCAAAGTTTGTACTATCTATTACCTTTTCTATTCGTGTTTCCATATCATCAATATTTTTACTTGATCTAATTTCTCGTGCTATCTCTCGCTTTTGTCTATTAAGCTCTTTTGCATATATCTCTGATAGTGTTCCCTCCCATCTTGTTCTTAAATTATCTATCTCTTTCCAATAGATTTGTTTTTCTTCTTCTGTCTTATATCTTTTTACAGGTGGCAAACCAAGATACTTTACTGTTGGATCTTCCCATCCATAGAAATCATATCGTAAGGATTTTTCTTCATCCATTTGCTCTACTTGTCTTGCTGCCCATTTCTGTGCATTCATTCTCTCTGACTCTGATAAAGATCCACCCCAAAGCAACCAGCTAACAACTCCGGGAGGTGGCTCGGAAATTCTACCTGCTATGTAATCTTTTGCTCTATCGCTTTCTAAATCTACTTCATGTCTTGCAAACCAAGCTGACATTCTTCTTGCCTTATCATCAGATATTTCTCCATTTGCCATTCTTCTTGCCTCTCGGATTGTTCTTTCTACTAAACCATCTCCTGCAAACTCAAGAAGATCTAACCCTCTTTGTGCATTTTTTTGTATGTAAGTTGGTACATTATCTATTGCTTTTTTTCTTCTTCTAGGTTTCTTTGGTTTCTTTGGCTTTCCATATTTCTCATCAGAGGCATCTGGATGATCCTCTGGTAATAAATCTGTATCAAAAGGAGATCGTGGAAACTTACCTGTTTTCAGAGCTTTTAGAAAAGCATTTACTCTAGCCATTGCCCATTGATCTGCTGATGTTACATTACCTCTTACTGATCCGGGATTTGTTCTATATGCTCCAACTCCTCTTTCAAAAACTTTTCGTAACATTCCCATTGTCGCTCTGTACTTTGGAGAATCAGCATTGTGCTCTTCCATTTTTTTCTTAAGAGCTTTCTCAACTCTATCGGATAGTTGCTTTTCTTCTTGATCTATTGCATCAATCACTCTGAGCTTTGATACTTCTACCTCAACAACTCTATCTGTTCTCTGGTGTCCTCCATCTTCTAAGATTGCCCATACTCTTATGTTTGCTGTTTCTTCATTTTGATTCAAAGACTCTATGACACCATGAATTGTACTTGGAGGATCAGGATCTTTGTTGATAGACCACGAAACAGAATCCCCTACTTTCAAATCTCCAAACATAGCTTTATATCTTTCAATCTGTCTTAATCTTCTTTGTGCCTCTGCTCTCGTGTCATAACAGCCAAACTTTCTATCTCCATCTTTTGAATATACACAATATCTACCATCTTCTTTCTTAATCTTTTTTTGCTCAAGCCAAGAGATATGAACTCTCTCGCCATCTTCAAGAATGATGTAGGTATCATCATATTCTTCATCTTTCTTTCCAGACTTGTTTTCTTCAAACTGATCTGCATCAGGAACGCCTGTTGGTACTTGACCTGCAAACACTCTTGGCTCTGATCCATCTGCTGGAACTTCAACCTGTTGTATGCCTCGCAAGTACACATCCATGTTTGGATCTTCCGAAGAAAATCCTGTTGCTTTTCTTGCCTCTGCTATTGTTACGAAACCTGCTTGTAAACCCTTTACAACCTTATCCATTTCTAATGCCTCATCAGATTGTAAAGCTCTCACATCAGATAGATCGTACATCATTGAATAATTCAACTCATCTGTAAAATCTGCAAGTAATAATTGATTTGTAAGATCCTGTGCAACATTCTTCCACATTGGGATCAGTTTTTGTTCTGTAAAGAAGTTTCTTAGCTCACTTACATTTGCATAAGTGCTTGATGCAAGACCAGCTCCAAGTCCAGCTAATATTGCTGGAATACCAAGAACTGCTGATATTCTCTCTTCATTAACATGCCTCAAACTACCTATCTCTAAATCTTTTGGAGAAAAAGAAAGTGTTTGTACATCAATCTCTCCACCTGATACAACTAGAGGTTTACCTCTGTTCTCTCCACCAAATCTTCTACCGAATACCTCTGCAATGTTTTCTGCCTCTTCTCCTGACATTGATAGATCGTTCTTTGGAGATATAACTACTCCCGGAACACCCATATTTTTTACAAGAGCTGATGCCATTTGACTTGCAGCACTATCTCCAAGTATTTCTACCATTACTGATCTAAGTGGAGCTAGTCCTCTTCTGTGATTTCTAGGATCTATCCTCTCTCTAATATGTATCATGTCCTCTCTTGGAATATACATATTTTGACCTTTTTGCTTGTATTCGTAATGTGTAATCAGTTCTTCTTTTGTACCTTTTACATCAACTTGTTCTGGAATCAAAGGATATAACTGAACTACATCTCCTGCCTCACTTCTTAACTTCAAGATAAAGGCATCTCCTGCCACAGACACAGATGCAACAATATATTGATTAAGTAAGTTACCACTCATGTATGGAGATGGTTTCTTCATAAGCATTGATGCAGGATGATTTAATACTTGTTCTTTACCATCAGTTGTTTCTTCATAGACTTCTAATGGTGGCTCTGAAAACGCTGTACCTAGAACATTCAAACAAGCGAGTGCAGCAGAGTTACCCTCCGGGCTCATCTGATCTACACCACTAAAAAAACCTATATCTGTATTGAAAGGAAAAACAACCTGATTGTTTGGGAAACTGCTGTATGCCTTTGTTTCTTGTTCTCCCTGTTGCCTGAAAAAATCTCTAATATTATCTGTTAATCCCAATTAGATTACACTCCATTTTGTCTTTCTTACAATACCATGCCTAGCTGCGTAAGCTAACGCATCCACCTGATCATCATGTGTACCAGAACTCGGAAAGCTCGTAAGTTCTTTCTCAAATTCTACTAACCATTTGGCGTTTTTCAAAAAGTAGATCGTGCCATTTTCTACTCCTGCTGCTGCTGGTACAGCTCTAGCTGTCTTTGATTTATCTGCTTTGAGATTCTTTATAGGTAGCCCCTGCCTCCTAGCCATCTGAATAATACCTAGTCCAAAAGAAGAATCCTCAACACCAAGCCATGCAAGATCAAACTTTTGTATTGTATATTCTATTCTTGGCACTAAATCAGGAGCAGCTAGTCTATCCCGGTATATATCCATTATTAACATCTTGCCATCTGGTGTAGTGCCTACAACCATAATTACAGAATAATCAGCAGTTTCTTTCTGTGATAAAGCTGTGTCCATAGTTCCAAAGAAAGATAGATCAGAATGTTTATATACCTCTCCATCAACTAAATACTCTGGATCTTCAGAGTTTGGATGTAAAATCTCAAAATATCTAAACCATTCTCTCTTAAACATATTGCCAACCTCTGTAAACTCTGCAAGAAACTCTTGAGCAAAAACTAACGATCCAAGTTCTTCTTTTGCTAAGGCTAGTTCTTTCTTATCTATTTTTGGGCTGTTTTCTGTTGGATAATGAAATACTGCCCAATCATCTCTACGCTTTGCATTTTCAAACAGATCATAAAACCAATTCACTCCATTTGGTGTAGTAATCATAAGACTCTTACCAAGATTATCAGATAGTATTGGTCGTACTGTATCCCATGTTTCTTTATCCATATAAGCAACCTCATCAAAGATAATCAAAGAAATACCACCTGCACCCCTCAATGATTCAGGTTTATTAGCTGATTTGATTTGTATAGATCCACCATTTTTCAAAACTATTCTTTTTTCTACCTCCCTTACTTCTGCATATTCTTCCGGGAGTTGTCTTATCAAAGATTTGATATTGAGCCATGCCTCTAAACTCTGTGGATACACAGGAAAGATAACCCATACTTTATTTTTCTTAAGTGCTTGATCTAGTGCTGCCACGAGAGAGAGTGTAGATTTACCCCATCTTCTTCCACATACAGCAATAACATGTCTATTTTCATTGAGAGCTTTTATTACTTCTACTTGTCCAGAATGTAGATCAGGTGGATTGGCATCAATAGTCTTGATCGCCATCTTGTTCCCAATCCCATTTGAAGTTTATCTGTGGATATTCAACATTTGTAACCTGTACTTGAGGATTACCAAAGCCATAGATTTGAGCAAGTATCTTATAACAAACATCAAGTATTCCCTTAAGTTCTGTTGGATTCATACTTGCTAGATCCTTTTCGTTTATTTCGTTTATTATTTTAAAAATAACAGGCTTGATCTGTTCTGATAAATCTCTAGCTGTTTCTCCTACTTGAGCTAAAACAGTTGATATTATTTGCTCATTCAGCATTTTATTTATTGCAAATATTCTATCTTTCCATCCATTCTTAGCTGAAATCTGTTGTATTCGCCTCTCTGTAATCCCGAAGTTTTCCGAAACTTTCTTGTATGTTCTTGATGCACCTATATCTAAATAATATTGAAATCTTTTGAAATCTATGTTTGATTCGCCTACCTGTTGTTGATGAGGTAATGCTAAGTGCATATCATCTATGTAATCCATAAGATAACTATAACTTATCTACATTCAAACTTATGAATTATTCTTTAGCAAAGTTTTATTCAGATTTGAAATGATAAAAATATGTTTCTCCTATATTATATTTTTTTGTTTCTGTGTGGAATCTTGAACATAAAAAAGGTATTAAGACTTCATATAGTTTTCCTACTTGTACTTTTTCTCCAGCGTGTTCAATTTTTACAGGAGAATCATATTTTACATATCCAGCTTTTATCATACATTTAAAACAACCCACTCCTCTTTCTGTGTCTAAATTATGAGCTGAATCTTTATATCTAGTTTTAAATGATGTGCCACAGATAGCCTTTACATAAAATGGATGATAGTCATCTTCAAAGCTAACTTCATCTAGTATATGTGTTTTACCACTATGACTATTATTATCTCCAAACCAATGAATATCGTTTGATCTTAGTGTTTTATATTGCTTTGGTTTCATTTTCTCCCCTACTTATATTCTCTCTGAACTTTTTATATATTTCCGGTTTTTTTGCCTATATATATATTCTGTCTGAACTTTTTTGATTTTGGCGGTCAAAAATAAATTTTTTTTAGAAATACACTATATATTGTGTCTATTTGTAAGATTTACAATGAAATGCACATCCACAGCATATATAATTACATTTACACATTTTTACGAAAACTGATCGTTAAAAGCCATATTGTAAGTGTAATAATCAACCCTACGCCTGTTATCGCAGCAGCTTTTCCGGAAAGTGTCAAATAAGAAATCACAAGCCCCAAGATTGTCCAGCTCAAAGCTAATGTTTCCCTAATCGCCTCAACTAACCATTTCCATATCTTTTCTATCATCCTATTCTCCTCGTTACCATACTAAACATACTTGCTATTCTTGTTAAAACTACCGGGATCAAAACTTCTTGGGATTTTTGTTTTTGTGATTCAGGCATGGAAGTTATCTCTGCAAAACTTATCTCTGTTAAATCAACATCAAGCAAAGTTCCAATAGGATCTGATAATAGCTGTTCTGCCCTAAGCTCACTCTGAACATCAGCTAAATTGTAAGGCTGCAAAGAGCTTTCTGCATTTTCTATTGCTCTCTCAACATATTCCTCAACTGCTTGTTTTACAACCTCATCTGTTTCAACTAATTCTGCATAGATCTCTACATCTTCTGCCTCAACATTTAAAACCTCTGCAACGCTTTGTACTTCTTTTTCTGTTAAATCTTCAATAACTTCTGTGCTAACAACCTCTGTAACAACTGCTTGAACTATCTTTTGTGTTTGTGTATCTGCTACTTCAAGACTCTCAACCGAAACTTCTGCTACTTGTTCAACAACTGTTGTTAATTCTTCCACAGTCAAAGACTCAACAAACTCCTCTACAACCTCTTCTAGCTCTTCTTCATAGATAATCTGTTCTTCTTCACTAAGATTATCTAACTCCTCCTGCTCAAGTATTTCAATATCATTTTCCTCAAAAACTGTTTCTAATTCCTCAACATCTACAACTTCTTCTATGATTTCCTCAACAACCTCAACTAAGATAATCTCTTCCTCAAGTGTTAGATCTTCTTTTTCCTTATCTTTGATTTCTTCATATTCTTCTTTTGTTATTTCTTCAGGCAAAATCTCTTCAAGTATCTCTTCTTCTATATCTTCAATGATTTCTTCCTCAATAAATTCTTCTTCTATCTCTTCAAACTCTGTATCCCAATCATCAAACTTTTCTTCTTTTTCCGGGATCTGTATATCTTCAAGCTCTAAATTTATGTCTAAATCTTCCAAATCTTCAATAATAATTATCTCTACCTCTTCAAAATCTTCCAAAAACTCTTCAACTTCAATGATGGTATCAATGAACTCTTCAATTTCCTCTTCATCTTCAAAAGTAAATATTTCAATCTCTTCTGTATATTCAAGCCTTTTGACATCTCTTTCCATTTCATCTTCATCTGGAATGATAGATATTTCATCATCTCCCTCAAAAAATTCATCTCCGATTTCAATTTCCTCTTCATTGTCTATGCCCTCTTCTGCCTCTCTTCTTTCTCTTTGTGCATCTGTTTCCCTAATTCCTGTTTCAAGAAAATTTTGATCTCGCTGATTATCTCTTTCCACAGTTCCATCTTCTATTTCGTGTTTCTGATATTCAGCCTCTTCTCCTGAATCTAATATTACTACAAAAACTTCAGGCTCTGGCTCTGGCTCTGGCTCTGGATCTGGTGGTGGAGGAATATAAATTGTTGTAGTGGTTGTAGTAGTAGTTGTGGTAGTAGTTGTTACATACTTGAAACTTATATCATCTAATAAAGACCAATCATTTATGGTTATTGTAAAACTATCAATGAATGTTTCTAATGTTTCTCTAATGTTATATACAACATCTTCAAACATTGTTTGCACATTTGAATTACTTTGCCCCTCCAAAACATTTACTTGAGTTGTTTCATCAGTATGCGTATAGGTTACTGTTCCATCATTATTTAAAGCACCTATGCGAAAACCTACCTCATAAATATCATGCTCATCAGGTAGATCAAATGTATAATCTTCACTATTATCCCCATGCCTCTGATAGTGTAAATTCATGTGGAAATCTGTCATTCCACAACAAAACCAATTACCATTGCTATGAATGTCATCAATCTGTATGTTGTTCTCTATTTCGTTTCCCTGACTATCTATCTCATCTTCTGGCAAAACAATATCTGTTGATTGTTCCCATGTTTCAGGAACAGTTGTTGTAGTTGTTGATAGATCAGGAATCGTTGTAGTTGTAGTAGTTGTAGTAGTTGTAGTTGTTTCAACTGATTCATCAGGAATAGTTGTAGTTGTGGTAGTTGTTGTACCATCAAATGTTTCTATCTCTTCTACTTCTCCCGGTATCGTAGTTGTTGTTGTAGTGGTAGTAGTAGTTGTAGTTGTTGTATTATCTTCTTCTGCTATTACAGGTGTGGGAAATATTAAAAATAATGCAAATACAATTCTTGCAAGTTTATTTATGAGTTTTACTCTCCATCTTTATCCACCAGAACAACAGCCCTGCCCACAACAGTCCATATTATCCTCCATCACATCATTGACCTAAGAAGAACAGCAAATGATATGATTACGCCCATGTAACTGAAAAACTCTGTTTTAGAAACTTTACTATTCGTTTTTTCGTGTAATTCATCAATACGCTGATTGATCTCACGCTGCCCCTGAATCACAAGCATAATCATTTCTTTCGTTGTCATTCCATTATTTTCTAGCATATTTCTAATGTACTTCAAAGACAAGATATTCTGAAATCTTGAGTTTGTTTTTGTTTATGTGCTCTTCAATCATGTAACTTGTTGCACCATACTTCTTATTTATCTTGAATAAAATTTTTCCATATCGCCAAATAATATCTTGTGTTTCTGGCATTAAGAAATCTGTACCGGGCTCAACAAATCTTACTTCTTGATGCTTTTTAAATTGGAAAGTTGCCATCATTGTAGTAGTGCATTCGCTTTGCAGCTTTCCTGTATTCAGATTCTCTGATCGCTTTACCAAGCAATCTATCTTCTTCTTTTTTCAGTTCTACTACCACAGCATACAATAAAGCAACTAGATCATCATAAGCTAGATCCCAAAGGATTTGATTACTGTTTTCTGTTTCTGTAAGTACATTAAATAAATCTTTGTATGTATAAACAATGTGCCATCTTGAATCAACATTCTTAATTTTTACATCAAACTCAACTCCACCATAATGATTCTGGAATAAGTGATGTTCAGCCAAAGAATCTATTTCGTATCTACTGTATATTCTGTTCCATAATCCAATATCTTTGAGATGTTTTTTTACAATCTCAAAGCCTTTGTTTATGTCATCAGAATAAGGTATTGCGTTCATAATCAGGCATCTCTCTGCTCAATTTGTACATGAATAACCTGTGGTCGTGCATATCGCATTTTTTTCCCTGTATCTCTATCTTGAATCCATTATAATTATCATGTTTGATTTCGCTTATTCTTTGTGCATAATCTTTTATAAAGTGATCTCGCAAGAAAACAGAGCTACATACCCAATTATCCTCATTTCGTAAGAGAATATTTTTTATTGTTTCTCTATCTGTCATATCTCCCCCAACAATGTTTAGAACTATTCCAATGATGCCAACCATCATATTTAGACAACCACCGAGCAGCTTTTACATTTGTGTATGGATCATACATATCAAGATCTCTCTTATAAATATCATCCTCAAGCCATTTTTCAGTATTATTATTAAATTGAAACAATCCCTGATCTATTGATCCATCTTTATTGTACCCTGTTGCATTTGCATACCCAGATGATTCACAAAAAAGAATAGTAAGTGCAAGAGCAGAATCATCTGTGAACATTTCGCTAACTAAAGGTATCCACTCCTGCACTTCCTCTATTATCTCGCATTGTTGAACAACAGTTGGTATGTCATTGGGCTGGTATATATGAAAGTTCAACTGTGCCAACAATGAACAAGATAAAAGTAAATCAATCATATTTTATCGTTTTTTATCAACCACCATGCAAGATAATTTACACCTAAAACAATCAATAATACAAAAATAACATCCATCATTCTTCTTCTTGTTTTTTTACAAACATCTCACTCTTTACTTTCCAATTTGGATGAATATATTTTTTATCCTCATTGAACATTTTATACGCTTGAACTACATCTTTTGCAAGATATGATCTTTCTAGTACAAGAATCATTTTGTGTTTTTTTGGTTTCATAATGCCCACTCCAAAAAATATCTTTTATGTTTTCTAGGTGTACCATCACGATTGAGTGTTGCTCTTGTCATACCATCTTGACAATCACAATCCTCTTTCCAAATATCCAAATGTTCATTTTTAGTAAGAACATAGATCTGCTGCCTTACTCTTTTAACATTTGGATCTAAAGAGCAAATCTCGCCCTCAAGTTCTAAGACTGATCTAACTTTCTGTAAATCTGTTAATTTATTGTTATATCTAAACAGTTTCAACCTCCTTATTTTTATATATTATCTTCTTTACTCTTCTCTACTCTACTCTACTCTGTATCATCACATGTTTGTTACAGTTATGTAACAGTAACGCAACGCTAACATTACTCAACAATGTCATGCCCATGTAAGTCTTTCATTAACTTTTTGTATTTCTTTTGAGATTCTTCTTCTGCTTTTCTTTGCCGATATGCTTTCTGTCTAGCTGCATTCATCTTTCTATATTTATCTAGTTGTGAATACTTATCTTGCCAATCATGTACAAAATATCCAGACTTTTTTTTATCAACAAATCCTGCATCTACCATTTGCTCAAGTAGATCCACACCATCCCAAACTTCGTTTTTCAGTAGTTCAGGATGGGGAATATAGCCGGGCTTTTTTCCAAACTCAAAAGAATATGCCCAAAGTTTTACGAGTGATCCTATTGCCTCCATCTGTGAAAGCCCATTGGCTTTTGCAAACTGAATCAATTTAGGATTTCGCAAAAAAGATATATCTACCTGTATCCAAGACATCACTCTCCCTTATCATTTTCAATTTGAGATAATGTTACTAAATCCTGTATTTTATTCTTCACAGAATCCATATTATTTACAGATAGTTCATTTTCTTTCATACCCATCTCTCCAAGAGCTTGAGCATAAAAAGATTTTGCGTTGTACTCGTTTTTGTTTGTAATATCCATAGAAAAGTTCTTTACATTATTAATAATGCTTTGTTGTTTCTGGGATAGATCTTCAACCAATCCATCATCAACAAGTGCCTCTACTTTGGTATCTAATGTGGATTTAGAGCCCTTTTTAGGCGTAGTTGCCTTATTTCTAGCAATATCCTCCATTTCCTCCTGTGTAGGCTCTGCACCGAAGTAAACACGCAAACAACGCCCACGAGCTACCGATTCAGCCTTTTCTAGTTTTTTCTCCCTGTTTATGTTCTCTGCACCATACCCGGTACATTTCACAACATCAGAATCATCCAGATACAAACTTGCTTTGAAGATAACAATATCTCCAACCATAGTTTCTAACTCTGTAACAAGTCTTGCACTTGGATTATCTTTGTTTAGTTTCTTAATTAGATCATCAACTTTGATGTAATCTTCTAAGAATTTTGCTGCCATTTCAACCTCCTTAACTTGCTGCACATTCGGCACAAAGTCCAAACTGTATGTTTGAATCTTTGAATGTACATATTATTACTGATATACCACTACAATCTTTGCATGGTATAAGTTCTTTATCTGCAATATCTTTTAGATCTATCATCTAAAACATATTCTTTCTTGTAAGTGTTTCTCCTCTTTGTAGTCGCCCCATCCAATCATGTTTACTGTTGAGCCTTTTTTCTGATACCCATAAGGATATATAA